CGAGGGGGTGTCTCCTAACGCGCGCGTCTGGCGTTCCCCCCCGTACCCCCCTCTGCTCTGTGAGATTCCTTGGTCTGCATATCCATGCATATCCAACAATCCGCCCGAAGTGATGAACGGATAGCCCACTTCGGTGGGAGAGGGTATCACCGATCCGATGTTCGGAACGGAAAGTAGCCAGACTTGTTTCGCTTGGAGTCAATATGTCCATCTCGACTATGCATAAAGGTGTGTCGGTGTTCGTTTCCTTCGCCGCTTCGATTCGGAAGTCTTGGGATAACAGTCCTAAGAAGTTCACGAAAGATGATGCTGCAAATCTTCAATCTCTCCGCCGATTCGTCTGCAATCTTTCTCAGATTGATATCAATCCGAATAAGCAAGTTACTCTTCTGCAATTGCTTGCGGCGGTCAATGGGCGAAGCGTGGAAGGTATGTGCTTCCGATCCGACAAGTTTGTTGGGGATGTTATGTCCGAATTCGTGCAGCATTTCCCAGAATACTTTCCCGAAGGTGTCAAAGTGTCGGTTATCAAGTCAAGCAAGCGGTCTGTTTCACTTGACGATATCCTTGTCTAAGGTTAACGGTTCGTAGTGTGGGGGATTCTCTATCCTGAGAATCCCTCCCTCTCTGTATCGTTCCACTAACTGGAGAATATGCCATGAAGCCATCGAAGGAAATTGTGCAACAATCCCTAAGGTTTGCTATTGCACACAATAGCGTCAAGTCTTGGGAAGCGTACTATGTACTTGCCGTCAAGTACTTTGAGGGTAAGGTAACCCGCAAGGTTATCGAGGCTAAGATTCTCGCCAAGTATCATGTCGGTGCTATTCGTCCAGTTTGTGGATAAGTATGCAGGATGAAACAATCTAAGGAGATATCATGAAATATTCCGATCTAGTGGTGTGGGGGCAACGGCTCCAAGACATTGGAGGAATCTTTGAGGTTAGAGATACCGTAGTCGAACTATATGTCGGTGCAGTATCCCCTGAGAAATTCGACGATGTGTTGTTTAGTGTGCAGATGTTGGCACACGAATTGTGTAACGGACATTCGTGGGGAACCGATGGCGTGGGGTATGATGCCAACAAACGCGGAAGGTTTGTAAGTGTTATGAAGTGTATCAATAAATCTACCGCAAGGGGTTTATTGAAGTTAGATATGTAAGGTGTGTAGAGATAGGTATGGGAGGACGATCCCATACCTATCTCTCTGTAGGGTTTGAGACAAGGGATGATTAAAGGTACTATGTACTCCAACCTATTCATGGTGTATGCCGTGCATTAGTTGGGATCCAAAGTGCAAGTGTAACATTACCGCCCCCTATGTAGCGGTTTAATGTGAAGGCACGGTAGGTGTGGTAGGTATACCACGAATGATGAAGACACTTAGTGTCCAATAGTACCAACTCATTCTAATAATCCCGATATGTCGCAAGCAACCTAGCCCATAGGCGACTCATAAATAATGGGAAATTTATATGTACTCAGATTAAGTATAGTCTTACTCGACTATAATCCCCGTAGGTATGCGGCTTAATCTATACTCAAGGTGTCCTTCCCTTGTGTTGGTGTGTAAGATGGACTTTGTATGCAGCATTGACGCGCTGCAACTAATAAAGTCATGGTATCCACGGGTGAAACATCCCGTGGGTACTGTTTGTTGTGTCCATAAATCTTTACGGAGTATGTATCATGCCAGTCTTGTATATCATTCGAGGTGTGCCAGGAAGTGGTAAGTCTACTCTCGCTCGGGATATGTCGAGCGGAGATATCAGCGGAGGAGATAAGGCTGTGGTCTGTGAGGCTGATATGTTCATGGTCAATTCCTTGGCAGAGTATGAGTTTGATCCTGCAAGATTGCAAGAGTGTCACCGATTGTGTCAGCAGTTTGTTAACACGCATATGATCGAGGGAACAGATCATATCTATGTGTCCAACACTTTCATCCGAAAGTGGGAGGCAGATGTGTACTATACACTTGCTAAGATGTGGCAGTATGAGGTGAAGGTTATCTGCTGCGAGGGTGAGTATAAGAATGTGCATGGTGTACCTGAGAATCGGGTAGATCTTATGCGTGCTAACATGGAACCGTATGAGAATCAAACTTTCTATAGGGGTAACTAAGGAGTATGAAATGCTAAACTATATTACAATCTACAATTGTTGTGGGGATGTAGTTGACAGTGGTATTGGTACTCACATACTAGATAAGTATGATCTTATCACAGTATGTGATGTATGTGGACACCCTGTGTACAGGGCAAAGCATTCTGTAATGTGGAAGGTATGGATGAACAACAGTTTCGTCGAAGGTGAATTCACTATTGATGAAGCATCAGATATGTTGGAAGGGTATGTTCTATACCTAGGATATACCGACAAGTATCAATATCGTGGCGGATACAATGCCGAAGGCAAGTATGCCTTCATTCAACCAGTAGGAGTATAAGATGAACCTCTATAAGATTACTGTGTCAGATGGTAACACGGATTATGAGTACTATATGATGTCTTCTTCAAAGGAGTGTGCCATTTGTGGATGGTTCCATCGGAACTATCTTGAATGCTCTCTTACTACCGCAGAGATTAAAGCGGAGTTGATGTGATGAAAGTATGTGAACGCAAGATGGTAGATGCCATGCTAAATTATAAGTCCATCAAGTGTAGTTCTAATACACACACCACCGCAGTAGATGGCAAGGTGTATGTGTATCTGTTTGATAATCTTATTGCATGGTATGAGGATGTTACATTGTACATCACCTGTCGTGGATGGTATACACCGACAACTAAGAGTCGATTGAATGCTATCCTTAATACCTTCGGTCAATCTAGGTTGTCTCAAGATAAGCATGTGTGGTATCGTAAGGGTCTTAAGTGGGAAGGATTTGAGTACATCTATCTAGATCATGAAGCCTTTAGTAATTTCTATCCTGGAATAGGGTGTGAATGCTATTCGGGTACTGGTGAACTTATTAATGACTCGTCTTATGAAAGGTATCTTAACCAATGAACACACCTAACTTTAATCAAGATGCTGGTATTGTTATCTACGATATCATTACATGGCTGCACCACAAGGGGTATGCTGTTGTTATATGGACACCCGAAGAGTTGGGTGAAGTAGATGTTGATGATATCGAGGATGAAATGATTCGATGTGGGCAAGATGTAATTCAATACAGTAAGGATACCTAATGACTGAAGAAGAGTACATTAAGAATCTCATGGAACTTGATTGGTTCTATGAGTACAGCGATGATCCACAGGTGTGGCTAAAGAACAACAACATTCGTAAGCAACTTAATGATGCCAGTAAGTATCTTGATTCTAATCATGCTATCTACCATCAGTATTGCTTGAACTATCGCCTCGAAATGAGTAAACCATCCAATGTATAAGTATACAATTATTGTACCACTATGGTATGCAAGTGATGATGGAGTACCATCGTATCCCCTGCCTACTGTCCTTCATGAAACTATGTGTCTCATTACAGAGAATGTAGGTGGTGTCACATGTGATAGCCCACAGTCTTATGGGTATTGGATTGCTAATGAGGGACAGGAAGATGAGATGCGTATTAAAGATATGAGTGCTATCGTTACGGTAGTATGTTCATCTCTTGTATGGAATACCAAGGTTATGCCAATCATGTGTTGGCTTAAGAAGTTTACCAATCAACAAAGTCTTTTTATTACCGCACATATGGTGGAGGTTATTGATGTCTAGCACTTGTCTTATGAGTAACTCTCTTCTGCAAGTAGAAGATTGTTACTGGCATGGTACATTTGACCGTCGTATTGCAGGGTTTGCTGCTGCTGTGTTAGAGGTATGTAATATTAACAGTGATGAGTTTTGGTTTAGTGATGATGAAGTAATCTTGTGTAGGTCTTACCTTAAGGAGGTATGCAATGTCCGAGTTCACGAGTAGCACTAATTATCATTGGCAGTTCCAGAAAGATGGTGTGTATTACTTTGCGGGTCTTACTAACCGCAACAAGTATACTAAGAAGGAGGATCATGTGTCTGTTGATCCTGTTGATAAGTATTCTTTCTACTTTCAATTGCGTGGGTGGCGTGGTCGAGAGTTGGTTCTGGAGTTTGATCAGGTTGGTCTTACTTGGTCACAGTATGATCATACTGTGTTGATCTTGCATCGTCGTGGTGCTGAAGATGCTGGTAATCGTTTGCTTGAAACACTTAAGGAGTTTGTTAATGAATCTGCATGATATGGATATTGATATTGATGAGTTGCTTCGTCACCTTGAGAATGATTACCCACAAGGGTATAACTATAAGGTATTGCGTCAGGCTGCGAAACTTATTCGATTCTATCGGGAGGATTCAGATGAGTGATGATACTATGGCTGGTTCGTGGTTTCTGCATCTATCTGTCATCATCAAGGATGATATCTATGATGGAGAATCAGACTATACTAATACTACTATCAAGTTAGTACGAATGTGTGCATGCGCAGGGTATGCTGTTAATGTTATTGATTATGCTATCAATGAGGATGGGTCTACTACAATCTTTCTTGAACTTCCCTTTGATACAGTAGATGATGAAGATCCTGGTATGGTATCTCTCAGTATCATTGATGATCTTCAGTACTATGTACCTTATGAAGTAATTGGTGATGAAATTACAGGAGATGACCATGAAGGCTGATATTAAAGATCGTTGGGTTAATGCTCTTCGTAGTGGTGACTATGAGCAGGGTACACATTGTCTGCTTAGTGAGAGTGGTAGTTACTGCTGTCTTGGTGTGCTGTGTGATCTCTATATGAAAGAGTCTAATGAAGAGGTAGTGTGGGAAACATCTGAAGATAGTTATGGTGACAAGATGAAGGTTGGTTCTTTCTTTGGCTTTACTACCATACTTCCTAAGACTATCATGGAATGGGCTGGTCTTAATGATCAATCACCTAGTGTTACTTATGTAGATATGGCTGGTTATGGTGGACCCATTATGTTATCTAATCTAAATGATGAGCATGATGCGTCCTTTAAAGAACTTGCTGAACTAATTGAGGAGCAACTGTAATGAATAAGTTTGACATTCAATTTGAAGATGGTTGGTACAGTCTGTATGATTCTACTGGATCTTACATTGATGGATTTAAATCACACTATGATGCTGTGTTGTATGCGAAACATATCTTAGGTGATAACTAATGGGTCCATATGTGTTGGTTGCCTGTGCAATTGTACTTGCGGTATCTCTCTTTATCTTTGAGGATGAATAATGACACGATATAATGGTTGGTCTAATTATGAGACATGGAATGTGGTACTGTATCTGACAGAGGATCAGACCATGTATGATATCTTTGAAACCCGATGTAATATCTGGCGTAGGTGTGGTATGGCTCCATCTGATCTTAAGTATTCAGTTGTCATGACATACCTTGATATGAATTTCAGCAGTCCTTCTGGACCTGTTACACCTGATGGTGTATCATTGTATAGTCCTGAGGTTAACTGGCAAGAGATCTATAACTACTACATGAATATGTGGGATGTGGATGTTGATGAGCGTGGTGTTAATGAGTCAGAAGAGAATGAATTTATAAAGGAACCTAGTAATGACTAATGAAATTGATACGAAGTTGTGTGATGTAATGCGTGAGTTTGTTCTGCTTAACAAGTCTGTTGCAGATCCTAACTTGATGGATGTTTCTAAACTTCAAGCCTTCCTTGAGGATAAGGTTACACAGTATATGTGTAATGAGTTTATCATGGAAGATTATGTTAACATGGATCGTGAGATTAATGCATACTGTGATGACAATGTATCTGATCTTGTCGAACAGTTTGTTAACGATCAACTAGAGAGTGTGGTTGATGATAAGCTGGATAATATTATTGAAGATAAGGTAGACTATAAGATTGAGTCTGCTGTATCGGATAACATTGATCAGGCAATGACTGATTTCTTTAAGAGTAAGGATGGCACTATTGCCATTGCTGATGCTATCCTATACCTTATCAAGTCTAAGGTAACTGAGTGAAATATATCTATCCAATCCTTTTGATGTCTAGTGTGTGTCATGCACAGTCAGACCCTAATGCTAAGTTGGATCTATCACTTGTGTTCCCACAACAGGCTGTTGATATCAATGATATCATTGAAGTTAAGTTGATGGTGTCTGCCTCTAGTAATCCTCAGCGATTCATTGTTGCTGATGTTCCCTTTGGTTGGGATACTAGTAAGTTGCAGTTGCTTGGTGTATCATTGGAAGGTTCTAATGTTGGTGTTATGCCAGGGTATTCTACATTCCCACCTAATGATTATACTTGGTGCAATGAAGTCGTACCACCACAAGATGGCAACGGTATGTTCTATTGCTATGGTGTGCTTGGATACGAGTGGATTGTAACTAAGCCAACACAGATGTGTAAGTTTATCTTTAAGGTTGTTGGGTTGGGTCAATCAGAGGTTGTGTTATATGATAACCTACCACTTCGACCTGAGTATCCTGCTTCCTGTGTTGTGTATGGTTGTTGTGTTGGTGGTAATGATGTTACTGGTACACTTAGTAATGCTATGGTTGGAGTCCCTGTGTTTGGTGACTTTAATAATGATGGTATTGTAAATGCTGGTGATATGAGTGCGTTGCTTGCTGACTGGGGTGCTATTAACTATGCATCTAATCCGCATGATCTTAATGGTGATGGCATTGTGAACTCACAAGATCTTGCACTACTGTTTAATAACTGGAGCTAATAATGGGTGAAGAAATTTCAAATGTTTATGAGATTGATGCTAGATTTGATAAGAAAATTCTTCTTCTTCAGGCACATCTTGTGTATGACTTGGCTTTTGATGCCAAGCATAAGCGTGGACCTGTGTGGTCTGATAATGATTATGAAAAGTTGATGGGTGTTGCTGCTCTGTTGCATCATATCCTTGATGAGTCTCTTAAGGTTAAGAAAGTTATTGACCACGATAACACGGGAGTTTATTAATGAGTTATGAAGATGGTAATGTAGATGATATGGATGGTTATGATTGGGTTAACTTCATTGATGAGTATCATTGTCCTGATTACTGGTACAATGAAGTATATCTTGATGAACCTGTTGATGATGATGAAAATATTGTGGTAGATGACGAGCAACAGGAGACGTAACGTAGTACATGGCTAGCCTCGTCGGCTACCCCTAACAAGGAGAAATCAATATGTCTTTATCTGACTTCTGTACTGGAAAGAAATGGCTTGGTCTGTCCTTTGAACAAAGACAAACCAGACTAACACTTAACTCAGTCTTTGAGGAAGATATCTTTAATGAATCACTCCAAAAATATTGGGATAATTATGAGTCGATGCCTAGTATGTATGCTCCTGAACAGGCACTCATCTATCGTGTTGTTGATCACATCTCTGAGGCAGTAGAACAATATCTATGTGATCAACAGAAAAGAAATGTTCCTTGGATCAATCCGATCTATCGTCTTGGTCCTCGTAGAATTGCTGGGTTAATTATTACTGTGTGTGCTGAGACATTGTTGTTCTCTTCACGACGAGAACACAATGGTGTTACCGTCAGTAATACTCAGGTACTACAGCAAGATCTAGCAAGAGCAATTGCTAATGTGATACAGACAGCAGTTAATTATCAGCAGTCAAGAGCAGATAATCCTGGTGCTTGGGTTCTTGTATCTAAGATTATTAAATCTAGATGGACTAAGAGACAGATCAGTGACTTCATTAAGTATCACAAGTCACCGTGTCATATTAGAATGACCAACAAAGAACGATACTATCTTGGTCTTAACCTGTTAACTATTCTTGAGCGATCAGGTATAGTTGAACTTACTAAGTTTTGGGATGGTCCTACATCTAGTCCTATTGCAGTAGCATTCTCACGTGAAGTTACTGCGGGACTTACTGAGGCACACTCTGACTTCTTAACTAGAGCTAAGATTAGATACCGTCCAATGATTGTACCACCCCGTAAGCATACCAAGGATCTATCTGGTGGTGTTCATACTGAACATCTCCGTAAGGGAATGGTTGATAGAGGGTATACATACTTTCATGATGAAGATTTTGTTACTGAGTTCAAGGGTAGTGAACCATCTGAGGCTGTGATTGATGGGCTGAATAAGTTAATGGGTACTGAGTGGACAATCAATCTTCCAGTACTTAATGTAATGGAGTATCTATTCAAGAACAATCTTAGAGTAGCTAATCTTCCACCGTATGAGATTGATTCGCTGTTGTTACAGGATAGGTCAGATGATACTAATCCAGAGACAGTTAGTAGACTAAAGAAAGAACGATCAGAGTTGTGGTCTGAGTGGTATGGCAAGGAGAATGAGAGAGTTAGGATGTGTCTCAGGCTTTCAATAGCCAAGGATATGAATGCCTATGGCTTCTTCTACCATGTGTATACCTGTGACTTTCGCGGTCGAGCATACACAACTACCGATCTGTTATCACCACAGTCTGGTGATCATGATAGATCTTTGATTACGTTTGCTAACCCAGTACAACAAACCGAACGTGGTAAGTACTGGCTTAAGGTACATGTTGCAAACCTGTTTGATCAGGATAAGGAATCCTTTGACAATAGAATCAAATGGGTTGATGCTAACATGAAGATGTTACAATCAATCAACGATGATCCTTATGCTGTCCTAAGTCTTTGGACTGAGGATAAAAAGAGGAAGAACCAATCCTTTCAACGTTTAGCTGCTGTCTTTGAGTTGTTTAGGACAGATGGTATGACACAACTACCCATCGGTATGGATGGATCATGTAATGGCATCCAACATTGGGCTGCTATTGCTAAGGATCCTGTCATTGGTAAGATGGTAAACCTATTGCCAGATGATAAGCCTAACGATGCCTATGGTGTCGTTGCTAATGCAGTCACACAAACAATGCTTCCTCTTAACTATAAGGATCCGTGGGTAACCATGTTCTTAGAGGAGTGGGATGGCAAGGTGAACAGGTCAGTTGTTAAGAGAGCAGTCATGACAGATCCATATGGTGTTACCACACGTGGTATAACCGATGGTCTATTGAATGATGGGCATATAGATTGGATTGATAAGACACTCAGGATTAATGCTGCCAAGGAATTGACATCGTATATCCAAGACGCAATGAATGTTCTCCTTACCATACCCAACCAAGGTAAGGTATGGCTTAAGAAGATTGCAAAGCTTTCGTCTGATACACACACTCACCTTGAATGGACAACACCAATTGGATTCAAGGTAAGACATCAATACTATGGACAGACTAATGGGATTGTTAATCTTCAGGGTCTGCTTACTAAGATGCGTGTTGAGTTCAATGAGTTTATCAGAGACGAAGTAAACGGGAGAGCCGCTAAGAATGGAATCTCCCCTAACTTTATCCACTCATTAGATGCAAGCCATATGTTTTCTGTGATCATGGGAATCTCTGATGAGTGTGATTCTTATTCATTCATCCATGATTCATTTGGTGTTCATGCTCCGCTTGTTGATAAGTTAAGAGATGTAACACGTATAGAGTTTGTTAAGATACATTCGGTTAATCAACTCGATGTACTACGGAACCAATTGATTACATATCTAGAGATTGATCTACCCGAAGTACCTAGCACTGGTATTCTGGACATAACTAAGGTGCTAGAGAGTGAGTACTTCTTTCATTGACTGATTCACCAGTTATTGTGATTGATTGTGAAGGTGCTATAGAGAACGGGGCTAAGATAATTTACAAGGCAATGAAAGATAAGAATAAAACCCGTATGAATTTTAAGTTTCTATGTACATCTGATTGGATGCACGTACAATTTATTAATCATGTTATAAAATATCTTGAACAAAAGAAAGTAAAGAAGGTAGACCATGTCAAACTCGACATCTTTATTGAAGAAAAAAATTGAGCTAAACGGAATCAACTATAGGTGGGGTGATCTCTACGATTCGTGGAACACCTATCAGAAGGAAGACTTCGATGGCACTGGTATTAGTTGTAATGATTTAATTCCACAGGAAAATGGACCACCTCTTCCATCTCTAGCGGAACAATGGAAAGAGGACTATAAGAAAAGGATTAAGATCAATGGCAAAAGTTCTCGTAATAGGTGACTTGCATTGTCCTGCTGTGCATCCAGAATACATGGACTTTGTTAAGTCTATTAAGAAGAAGTACAAGACTGATACTACTGTGTTCATTGGAGATGTGGTGGATCATGCATCCATCTCATTTCACAAGAAGAATCCAGAACATCCTGCTGCAATGGATGAGTATCATCAGACTATGGATGCATTAGGATCATGGATCAGAGCATTCCCAACTGCTCATGTTACTATTGGTAACCATGATGAACGTGTTGCAAGACTGGCGGCTGATGCTGGTATTCCACCATGCTATCTTAAAGAGTATGGTGTTATGTATGATTCCAAGAATTGGAATTGGCAATACTCAGTAGAGATTGATGATGTGTATTACTATCACGGTGTTGGTGCGGGTGGTCAATACCCCGCAATGAATGCAGCAAAGCTTCGTCTTCAATCAGTAGTGATGGGACACTATCACAGTGTGGCTGGTATCAATTGGGTAGTTGGTCCAACATCTCGTATCTTCGGAATGAATGTTGGATCAGGTGTTGATCGGTTCCACCCTGCTATGCAGTATGGTTCTGCTTACCTTAAGAAGCCAGTCGTATCATGTGCTGTGGTTATTGATGGACACCCCTATTTGGAGTTGATGGACCTATGAATCTTCAGCAACTCAGAAAGGAATCCAAGAAGTGGCAGAAGATTCTTGGACTACACAACTGGAAGATCACCGTTGTGTGGGCAAAGAAGGACGAGTTGAATACAGAAACAGAAAAGGTATACGGAATAAATACGTTTGATCCCAATCATATGGAGTCAACGATCAAGATTCTTAACCCCAAGTATGAGAACTACGATGCTTTAAATACTTTGGTTCATGAGTTGCTTCATCTTTTTATGTTTCAACTTGAGAGCGCAGCAGGATTTAGTATCAAACCACCGTCTGACCAATGGGAGACAGCAATGGAACAGACGATTAATAAACTGTCCGAACTATTAATGAAGGAACACAATGGAAGAAACACAGGAAGTACCGACAGCGGAACCAATCAAGATCCTCAATGCCAATGAGGTTGTTACATATCTTGAGACAATCGTTATGTATCTAGAGGCATGTCAACAGGACATGATGAAGAACATCGAACAAATTAAGAAGGAGAAGGACATTAATGACTGAGCGAATCAAGGGTATTATCACACCAGTTATGGAAGTTAAGTGGAGTAATCTCATGAAGCCTGACGTGGCTTTCGGTGAGGGTTCTGCAAACCATAACATTACCGTCATCCTTACACCAGAACTTGAGAAGATCCTCAGCGAGATTGCCAAGGATAATGGTGCTAAGAAGATCAATGGTTTGTATGAGAAGGATGGAGTCAAGACAGTTAAGTTCAAGTCCAAGTCTTATGTTGACAAGGGAGTTTTCCCATGCCAAGATAGTACTGGAAACTATACTGACGTTGTACCGTTTGGTACTGACACCGTGAGAATCAAGCTTGCTCCTGCCCTTATTACTAAGGGAGCAGTACGATCCATGTCATTCTATCTGAATGGTGTGCAGATTGTCCAGAAGAATGCTAAGGATAATCAGCGTGTCAATGGCTTTGATGCGGTAGAGGGAGGGTATGTCGGTACACATGTTGACCGACCTACAAAGTCTGAGGCATCACCGTATGCCCAGTCTTCCCCTGCCATTACTGATTCAGAAATCCCCTTCTAATGAAGTGGAAGTTTCCCATCTCACCTGTGGCGGCATCCCGTCCACGGGTGAGTAAATGGGGAGCGTACTTTACTGGTACTTATAAAGACTTTAGAAACGAAGCAAAGCCAATCGTTACTAAGATAACAGAAGGTTGGGAACCAACCGAAAAAAAACTTAAGGTTAAGGTAGGTATATACCCTATTAAACCAAAGACTAGTAAGCTACAATATCCTAGACCAGACGTAGATAACTATGCAAAGTCTGTATTAGATTTGTGTAATGGTATTGTCTGGAAGGATGACGCGCAGATTATATTACTTGAAGTAAATAAAGAGTGGTCAAAGAACAGCGGTTATTTTACAATAGAAATAAAGGAAATACAATGAGCAGCTATAAGCAAGATTGTGATAAGATTGAACTTAGTGGTACGGTTTATGGAGTAGCACCTGAGGATGATGGTGAGTGTCCACTGCTTGAGGTTATGTATAATGATGAGGATGATGATCAGATGAGCATCTACATTACTATTACCGATGGTGATGGTGAGTCTGTGTCTGGTATCTTTGATACCCGTACCGTTATCAAGTTGATGGAAAAGTTCTCAGGGTTCTAAAAAAATAAATCCACTCCGTCTTTCAGGGGGTGGCAGAGGGGCGCGTACAATCTGTAGAAGAACGCGCATTATGGGCGGCTAGCATCTGGGATGCAATCTTACTTATAATAAGACTTAGTGGTAGATTGCCGCGCGAGATGGGTTCGATTCCCATGCCGCCTATTATAGCCACAGTAGACCAATGGCAGAGTCAGCAGACTTAAAATCTGTATAGTATGGGTTCGAGTCCCATGTGTGGCATCACGATTCTGTAACTCAATTGGTAGAGTAGTGGACTTTTAATCCATTAGTTATGGGTTCAAGTCCCATCGGAATCATTCATATTTCCGTAGCTCAATTGGATAGAGCAACAGCCTTCTAAGCTGTAGGTTAGTGGTTCAAGTCCACTCGGGAATGTTTAAAAGAAAGGAGGTAACTATGAAACCAGGTTATCAAACGACAGAATTCTGGGTAAGTCTTGCACCTATTGCTGCTTCTTTAACAAACAAAGAGGCTGCTAATCAAGAACTACTGACGGTATGTGCTGCTGTGTTGTGTGCATTGTATATTATTTCACGTACATTTATTAAACTTAAGGAACAAAAGATCAATGAAGTTGTGGAACGGAACGGAACCTGAGCTAGTTCAGTATGTTGATCACATGGGTTGTGATGATTCTGTGTGTGATGCCGCCAGAGTATCTATGAACAAGACATCAGATCTGTTTACAGTACATCAGAATGAGAAGCTGTTAAACTATCTTGCAAAGCACAATCATTGGAGTCCATTCTCTCACTGTCATATGAAGTTCAGAGTCAAGGGACCAATCTTTATTGCTCGACAATTAATGAAGCATCAGATTGGGTTCTCTTGGAATGAGGTGTCTCGTCGATATGTCAGTGAGGAACCAGAGTTTTGGTTTCCCGATCACTATAGACAGGCAGCAGAGAATGTAAAGCAGGGATCAAGAGCTGAGTCTATACACGCAAACGAATTGTTTAAGACTGATACTATGTATGTGCTTCAAAAAGCATCACAACATTATCACGATCTTATTCAAGCAGGTGCGTGTGCTGAACAAGCACGTTCTATTCTTCCTCAGTCAATGATGACTGAATGGATCTGGACTGGTAGTATCTATGCTTGGGCTAGAATGTATGGACTTAGATCCGATAGCCATGCTCAACGAGAGGTTCAGTTCTATGCCTACAGTATTGGAGATCACATTAAGAAATACTTTCCACTAAGTTGGAAGGCACTTACGGATGTATGAGTACATCCTTGAGGCTGCAAGAAACAAGATGTTCAAAGAGAGAACTCATTTCTCTTTTGTTATTCGTAAGAATAAAGTAATTGCAATCGGTAAGGAACAACGAGACAAGACACATCCTCTTGCCGTAAAATATGGCTACAAGTATCCTACTATTCATTCCGAACTTGATGCGTTTCGACAGCTTCATAAGTCAGACATAAGAGATTCTCTTGTGCTTGTTAACACAAGGATATCCATCACTGGTAAGTTTGGTATGTCCCGTCCTTGCAAGTATTGCATTGGGTGGGTTGGTGAAATCTTTAATGAGGTTTGGTACACAAATGAAGAAGGAATTCTGGTAAAGATATGAGACGGGCTACTATTGATAGAGATAAGTTGCGTCAGCAAATAGAACTTGTTGATATTCTTGCTGATACTTCTACCGAATATGAGCAAGAACTTCTTGATGGTCTTGGTGATTTCCTTGATAAGATTTTAACAAGCGAAATACAATGCTTCCTTAAGGAGAATAACAATGGAACAACTGAATGAATCAGCAGTTATTAAAAGAGAAAGATGCCCTAAGTGTGCGTCTATGGGCAATGATCGAAGCGGTGATAATCTTGCTGTGTACACCGATAGTCATGTTCACTGTTTTTCTTGTGGCTATCACAGAGGAGGTAATGGTATTATGGTGGAGATTCAGCCGACGAAGATGACGAACTCTCTCAAGGGTTCGTTCTCCGATCTAACACATCGGCGTATTGAGGAGAAGACATGCAGACAATACAACTATCAGGTTGCATGTGTTAATGGTAAGGAGGTAGAGATTGCTAACTACCACGATCAGTCAGACGAATTAGTAGCACAGCATGTGCGTGGACCTGACAAGCAATTTGTATGGAAGGGTTCACCCAAGTCCGTTCAGTTGTTCGGTCAGAACCTATGGAAGACAGGCGGTAAGCGACTCGTGATTACGGAGGGAGAGATCGACTGCATGACTGTGTGCCAGCTTCTTGGTGGCACATGGCCTGTTGTATCTCTTCCTAATGGGGCGCAGTCAGCAGTCAAGTCTATCAAAGACAACCTTGAATTCGTTTCATCGTATCAAGAAGTTGTGTTATGCTTTGATATGGATGATGCAGGACAAGATGCAGCTAAGGCAGTCAGCGAGATTCTTACCCCTGGTAAGTGCAAGATCACAAAGCTTCCACTCAAGGATGCTAATGAATGCCTCGTGAATAACAACGGCAAGGCTGTCGTGTCTGCCATCTGGGAAGCACAGATCTATTCTCCCGACGAAATCCTGCACATCTCTCAGATTGCAGACTCATTAGATATCTCAGCAAGTAGGGTATATCCATTCCCGTTTGATAAGCTAAGTGAGTTTCTTATTGGTCAACGATCAAGAGAGATTTCTTTATGGGCTTCTGGAACTGGGTCTGGTAAGTCTACTATACTGAGAGAGTTGATGCATCACCATCTTGAAGAGGGTCGTTCCGTTGGTGCAATCATGTTGGAGGAATCTCCACAAGAAACAATGGATGACATGATTAGTCTGTTGATTAACAAGCCAGTACGTGCTATTCGTGCAGCTCAGATGATGAATGAACTTCGTGTTAAGATGGGCAAGAGTCCAATTGATATTGGATTTGTCAACGAGTTTAGTAACGAGGAGTATGCTGAGGCTAGGAAGAAGCTGTGTGCTACAAGCCTGTACATCTATGATCATCTAGGCAACAACGCAATGCAGAATCTTCTTGCCCGTATGGAGTACATGGCTGTCAGTCTTAAGGTTGATGTGATTATCCTTGATCATATCACAGCAGCAGCGGCGGGTTTAATGGGTTTAAATTATAAGGATGTCGAGGGTGGCAGCAGTGAACGTCTTATCATTGACACCTTGATGAAGGAACTTCGTTCTCTTGCAGTAAGAACTGGTGTACATATTGATATCGTATCGCAACTTAAGAAAACAGATAAGGCATACGAAGAGGGTGATCGTATTACGCTACAGGATCTACGAGGATCTGGTGCATTATCTTCTGTACCTAACACTGTCATTGCTCTTGAGCGTGACCGACAGAATCAGGATGAGAGAATAGCAAACACAACAATCGTTCGTGTTCTAAAGAACAGACTGACTGGACGATCAGGTGTGGCTACTGCTCTGTACTATGATCGTGGTACAGGTAGACTACAGGAAATTGAGGTAGCCTTTAATGATGATGGCTTCCCTGTGTTTAACCCACAGGATCAACAGTAATGGATGAAGCACAGTTCTATCTAATGAGAGCAGCAGCATGGGATATGTATGTTGGTGCTGCACTGTCAATGTCATTACATCCTGGAACTACCAGAGACAAGTCAACCCCAAGAACACCAGAAGAAATTGCAAAGATAGCCGACGATATGTTGGCAGAAAGAGATAAGAGATTTTGAAATTAGTAATTGATATCGAATCCGATTCTCTCATGGAACTTCTACTAGATGGTAAGGGTAAGCCTGTAAAGGAATGCACCACCGTACATTGTGTTGTTACCAAGGACATCGAGTCTGGTCATGTTAATGTATGGCAGAAGGAAGATCTTGGTATTCCACTACTCAAGTACCTAGCTAAAGCAGAGTGGCTTATTGGACATAACATTTATGGTTACGATCTAGAGTGTCTTCGTAGAATGCTTGGCTACAGTGGATCAGCTAGGATATATGATTCTCTTATCGTTAGTAAGTTAATGTATCCAGATAGACAGAACCACCCGCTCGGTGGTAATTCCCTCAAGGATTGGGGAAAATTTCTAGGAAACGAGAAGATGGATTACGAGGGTACTTGGGCTGAACTTACAGAAGAGATGGTTACATATTGTATTCAAGACGTTCACGTTGCTCATGACATCTATATCAAGCAACAAGAGTGGGTCTTAAAGAATCCTGAGTATCTTAAGGTGATTCAACTTGAGCACATGGCTTCTGATGTTGTGAATCTACAACAGAGGAATGGATTTAACTTTGATGTTAACGCTGCTGAGAAATTAATGTTTGAGTTGCTATGCTTTAAGACCGAAGTAGAAGACCAGATGCGACAGATCTTCCCTGACAAGATTCATATTCGTATGTCTGAGAAGACAGGTAAACGTCTAAAGGATAGGGTTGAGTCCTTTAATCCTGGTAGTCGTAAGCAGATTGCTGAGAGATTGTTTGACAAGTATAAATGGGAAGCACCACTAACAGATAATGGAAACCCTAACGTAGATGCATCAGTACTCAGTGAGTTAGATTATCCAGAGGCAAAGAAGCTAGTAGAATACTTTGATGTCATTAAGCTTATGGGTCAGGTAGAGGATTGGTTTACACGTGCATCCAACAGTAGAGACAGCATGGTACATGGCTTCGTCAATGTACAGGGTGCTGCTACGGGACGGTGTACTCACAGCCAACCAAACCTAGCACAGGTATCAGTAGATCCTAGAGCACGATCACTGTGGCTACCACACAAGGGTGATGTACTACTGGGTTCCGATCTAAGTGGTCTTGAACTAAGAATGCTAGCTCACTACATGGCTCCGTATGATGGCGGTGCGTATGGTGATGTGATTCTTAATGGAGATATCCACACCCACAACCAAGAGAAAGCTGGATTACCTAACAGAAACAACGCTAAGACTTTCATCTATGGCTTCTTATATGGGGCTGGCGATGCTAAGATAGGTAAGATTGTTAATGGTTCTGCTAAACAAGGTTCTAATCTTAAGGAGAAATTCCTTAAGGAGTTGCCAGCATTGGCTAAGGTAAAGCAGTGGGTTGAGTTTCAAGTAGCCAAGAATAACTCTATTGAGTTAGTAGATGGTAGAAGAGTACCAGTACGCAGTAAACACGCAGCATTGAATACCTTACTACAAGGTAGTGGTGCAGTTATCAGCAAGTACTGGATGATCATTGCCAATAGAAACCTGAATAAGCAGTTCGGTTCTAAGGTAAAGCAACTAGCATATGTTCATGATGAACTACAGTTCTCCTGTCCCGCAGACATTGCCGATGCAGCAGGTAAGATCATAACTGATTCGGCAATAGAAGCGGGAACAAGACTTGGAATCAAACTGCCAATCAATGCGGAATATAAGGTTGGGAGAAACTGGTCGGAGACTCACTAAGTATAAATGCTATATCGGCTTCTATGATTTTTCTAAACTACAAGGAAAATTCTTTGGAACATTAGCAAAGATATGTGGACTCAGTAACATTACACACGTTGGTCCTATCATCTTAATTCCTGGGGTTGGTGAGATATCAATCACTATCTGTGAAGGAAAAATAGTAGATGGCTTTTATAAAACAACGGCAAGAGTTCATAAGGAAGGGGTTCTAGAAAGAATGGGTGCTGTTCTAGTACACAGAAAATATGTGGGGGAATTTGTCTTTGATCTAGAAGATGTTATGAGAAGAGCTGAAACATATACTGATGCACACCCGTGGGATATGTTGTTTCATCAATTCATTGGAAGATTCCTTGGTCTAGTAAGACCAAGAGCATGTTCTTCATTCGTGTGTAATCTATTTAAACTACAAGAGTACTGGCATCCCGCCAGTATCTACAGGAAATATAAATGATAACCATTTTCTTTGCGGGACAAGCAAGGGTTGGAAAGACAACAGCAGCAGACATCGTGGCAAAGTATGCCAAGAAGAACGATTTCAAACCAGTGTTGTTATCCTTTGCAAAAAGTATTAAGGACGCTGCAACAGCAGCTAACCTAACAAAAGAAGCTAACCCAATTGAGTATCGGGCATTCTGTCAATCAATTGGTGAAGGTAAAAGAAAAGAAGATCCTGATTATTGGATCAAGAAATTCAAGGAGCAGTGGCTTGAACTATATGAGAAGGATAACAAGGCATCCCAGTGTCTTGATAAGCTTTGGAAAGAGACGATTGTTATCGTTGATGATTGTCGTTATCTTAATGAACTTAACCTTGGAAAGCAGCTTGGGGCTAAGACAGTCTTTATCTCTAAGGGAACACGGGATCTTGCAGAGAACCGTGCAGAGTGGAGGTCACATGAGTCAGAAGACATGGCGAACCAATACGAATTAGGAGCTAAGGACTATCAAGATCTTTTCCACTATGTAATTAAGAACGACGATACTCTTGATTCATTCAAGGAAAAGATAAAGAATAGATTACTATTGTGGCTAGATATATCTCCTCAGTCTTATACTGAGTGTGATTGTCTTGCTTGTAATAAGATGCGTAAAGATGAGAAGATAACTCTTGAAGAATTCTTTAAAGATATCTTCGATGAGAATGATGAGGAAGATTAATAATGGATATGAACGATTACGTTTATCAAGATCTAATGGAAGAACTGCGGGATAGGCGGACTAATGCGACTGAGATGGACGCGAGGATTCGCCAACTGTTAGGAGATACCGAACAGTTGCGCAAAGATCGCGACGAAGCGCGACGAGAAATTTGCGTATTGCAGGTTCTGTACTCAAGATTTTATCATGTTGGAGAAGAGAGCGAATGTGCAAAAGATCGGGAATGGGACTGCTTCAAGGAAACACCATGATCAAAATAATATTGTATTATACCCTTGCTGTTTGCATGGGTGTGGCAATTCATATAGGTGTGTTTGTATTTTTAAACAGATACTGTGGATTATCTCCGTTAACTTCAGTTGGGATTCAAGGATTTCTAATTACCCTTAGCAACATTGCAAAGAAGATTACAAAGGAGACACCATAATGGTACGCATCGTTGTACTAGAGGATGGATCGTGGGGACCGCTGCAAACAGCAGAGGTTCATACTATATCAGACAATCAGTTACGTGCTTTGGTTCTTGACGGTGTTAACATTAGAGATCTTAGATCAACAGGATTTCCTATTATCCACCGTCAAGATGATGAATACGATTTTGATAGATGGATTGAAACTTAAGGAGAATAACAATGGGACTTGATACAATAGCTTATAAGGAGTTTGCTGATGGTGAACATATTGATGCGGACAATGAATGGTTTGCGGGTACTGAAGAACTTTGTCGTGGGGTTGTTAGTGAAAATCTAGCATGGATACGTGGCAAAGTATATGCAAAGATTGTTGAAGACCTTAGCGGTATCTCATTGTACACTGAATCATTATCTAATGAAGCAGTACATAAGATAGCAAGTTCAATTGAAAACTATCTTGAAGATCCACTGAAACGTTCAGATCTATTTCGAGGAAATATTAACACCAAGGAACTAAGACTGCTTGGTAAATGGTTCAGAGTAGCAGCAGATAAAGGATGTTATCTACATGGTTGGTGGTAAAATTGCAACGGTTCTAGATGGACCACTCAAGGGACAAGAAATTAATGTAGATCAAAAGTATCGTTATGTTACTCTTGATGTAACCGAAAACAAGACAGTTCAATATAAACTATATAAGGTACAAGGATACTGGTATCTTATGGAGAGCACCCGATGAGAGCAATACTAGACGGAGATATTCTGGCATATCGTGCAGCTTTCTGGGCTGACAGTGAGGGTAGTGATTGGTTAGAGTCAAGAATTGATGATGACCTAAAGCGATGGACTCCACCTTTATGTACTGATATATGTGTAGCTCTGTCTTGTAGACGTGATGATAACTTCAGAAGAGATTACTATAAGCAGTATAAGCTTAATCGTAGTGACAAACCAAGCCCAGATAACCTACCACTTGCCTTTGAAATACTTAGGGATAAGTGTAAGATCATGGTAATTCCACGGCTTGAGGCAGACGATATAATCGGTATAGAACAATCAGCTTTAAGAATGATTGGTGTAACTATTGACAAGGATCTCAAGCAGATCCCTGGATACTCCTTCTATCCACGCATAACAGCAACAGATGAGGCAGGAGAAGTACAGTATACCGATGTGGACACAGCCAACTGGTGGTTCCACAGACAGTGGATCACTGGAGATAGTACCGATAATATCGGTGGTATCTGGAAGATGGGTCCAAAGAAAGCAGAGGATCTGTTGAACAGCACCTCTAAGCGCAACCATACGCCCCTAGTCCTGTCCCTGTACGAACGCAGGAAGAACAAGGAAGGACAATCCTATACCTACGAGGATGCCTTGGCTATGGCAAGAGCCGTCAGAATCCTACGGGACGGGGAGTATTCCCTACCCTGGGAACCATGACGAGTAGTAGGAGACGTAACATAGAGGAACAAAATATGAAGAACGAATATAAAGTTGACACAATGACAGTAGCTAATCCAGTTAACTTGGTTGCCAACTCATTTCAATATGACTTTCCCAATATGGTTAAGATCCGTACTGGAAAGCATGGAGTACCCAAGAAGGCTACTAAGGGATCAGCTGGGTTTGACCTAAGAGCTGACCTGATTAACCCCATTGTGGTCAATCCAAACGAGACGGTCCTAGTATCTACTGGGCTGTCACTAGAGTTAGCCGAAGAAGTGTGTGCATTCATCATGCCCCGTTCTGGTCTTGCCTATAAGAAGGGCATTACTATTCCAAATAGTCCAGGTCTTATTGACTCTGACTATAGAGGAGACATCTGTGTCTTACTAAGGAACGACGGAAACGAGATATTCATTATTGAAGACGGAGATAGAATTGCTCAGTTGATGATTATGCCTTTTATAAATCCGTCATTCGTTGTGGTTGATGAACTAAGTAATACCTATAGAAATACTGGTGGCTTTGGATCAACAGGTTTAGGATAACATGAATACATTTGAGAACTTTATTGCCCTTAGTAGATATTCAAGGTGGATTGAATCACAGGGTAGACGAGAGACATGGGAAGAAACAGTAGACCGTTGGTGGAATTACTTTACCACCAAGGAACCAAAGCTATTAGACAGATCAGATATCAAGAGAGCTGTCATCAACAGGGAAGTATTCCCAAGTATGAGAGCATTGATGACGGCTGGTCCTGCATTGGATAGAGATCACACCGCACTGTACAACTGTGCCTACATGGAGATGGATTGTATCACGGCGTTTGCTGAGTTACAATACATCCTTATGTGTGGTACTGGTGTTGGTTACAGCGTAGAGAGACGATGCGTAGAAAAACTACAGCAGATTCCATCTACTATTACAAGAGACAGTTCTATTGTAATCACTGTACCAGATAGCCGCGAGGGTTGGTGCGATTCACTTAAGAATCTTCTGACGTATCTATACAATGGCATCCACCCAACATGGGACATGTCATTGGTAAGACCATCAGGAGCAAGACTAAAGACATTCGGTGGACGGGCTTCTGGTCCAGCTCCACTAGAGGCTGTCTTTAAGTTTATTGTCGGTACATTTATCAAGGCACGTGGTCGTAGACTAAGTTCCCTAGAGTGTCACGACATCTGCTGTGTCATTGCACAGTCTGTCATCGTAGGTGGAGTACGTAGATCAGCAATGATCTCACTGTCTGATCTAGACGATCAAGAGATGACACACTGCAAGTCTGGTAACTGGTGGGAATCTCACAGCTACCGATCACTTGCTAATAACTCTGCGGTATATACAACCAAGCCAACCCTAGGTAGATTCCTACAGGAGTGGACATCATTGTATAACTCATTCAGCGGTGAGCGCGGTATCTTAAACAGAGAAGCACTACAGACTGTATGCTCAAGAGTTGGTAGAGCAGTACCAGATAACTGTCATCTAGGAACTAACCCATGCTCTGAGATTATTCTCAGACCGATGGAGTTTTGTAACCTATCTACTATTGTTATCAAGGAACACGATTCCAAGATGGACATTAGACGTAAGATTGAGATGGCTACTATCATTGGTACAGTTCAATCTAAGTTCACATACTTTCCATACCTACGAAAGGAATGGAAAGAGAATTGTGAAGAGGAAAGATTACTAGGTGTGTCGATGACTGGTATCTTTGACAACGCATTTACCTGTGGAAGAACATCTCCATACGATTTAATTAAATTCTTAGAAGATATTAGAGATGTATCCCAGACAGTAAATGTTGAGTGGGCAATGAAGCTAGATACAGAACCATCGAAATCAATTACATGTGTCAAGCCTGAAGGTACGACATCTTGTTTAGCTGGTTGTTCATCAGGTCTACATCCACAGTATGCTCCATTCTATATCAGACGAGTTCGTATTGATAAGAAGGATCCATTATATGAGTTGATGAAGGATCAAGGAGTAGCATGTGAGGATTGTGTTCTCAATCCAACATCAACTGCCGTGTTCTCCTTTGCAATGTCTGCTCCAAGAGGAGCAAGAACAACGCAGGATCTAGATGCAGAGACGCATCTAATTCTGTGGAGAATCTATGCTGATTACTATTGTGAACACAAGCCATCAGTAACTATTAACTACACAGACAGTGAGTTCCTAAGACTAGGGGCTACAGTATATGAGCAGTTCGATAGCATCTCTGGTGTCTCATTCCTTCCAAAGTCTGAACACACATATCAACAAGCACCCTTTGAGGAAATAACTGAAGAACAATATAATGCATTTCCAAATATTGCGGTTGACTTTAGTGTGCTTAGTAACTACGAAACAGAAGACACAACCAAGGCTGCTCATGAGCCAGCCTGTTCAGCTGGAGGCTGTTCAATCATATGAAAAATATAATCGAAGAAACACTACAAGTCAAACTAGATAACGGTCTTCCTTTAACGGGACCAGAGTTTGGTAGACTAGCTAGGCAACTAGCAACATACATCACAGGATTAGAAAGAGAATTAAATGAACTCAAAGTATCCGTATCTAGATCCAGACTGGATCAAGATAATGAAGGAATGGGTTCAGCTACCAAGTTACGACCAAAATCAATCCAGTGAACTACTGGCTAGAAATATAGCGTACACTTCTGGAAAGCTGGACTTCATTGGTAAACTTGAAGTAATCGTAAGACTACAGGAAAGGGATAATAACAATGGCTAATCAATCATCAGCTGATTATTATAGATCCATTGCCAAGATGAGAGACACCAACTACAAACCAGAAGAGCTATCAAATCTTGGTAAGTTTTATAGAGATACAGCAGCAGATTATAGAAATAGATCTACGGCTTCGGCTGGAGAGTTTAATAAGTGGAATGATATCTGGGAAGATAGATTTAAAAGAGCAGAAGATGCTTATCTTAGTGGATGGAAAGCCAAAGCATTAGCTGGTTTTCAAGGAAAAAATCCTGACTATCTTAGAATGCGTGGAGGACAGGAGTGGGAAAGATATCAAAAGGTAACTAGTAATGAAACCAAGTTATCTGATCTACGAGCAGATTCAAGTTTAAGAAGATATGAACCAACTGGTTCATATGTATCTGCTTACAACCCAAACAGTCAATTCTTTAATGATAAAACTGTTTCGTATAATAGAATGTTTGATAGAAAAACTGGAGAAAGATTATCTATGGAACAGATTATTAAACTTGATACAAGTAAACGAGGAAACAAGTTTCTTCTTGGTCAAGAAGGAGATCAGTTCTTATTTAATCAACAAATTCATTCCAGTAATACAAGTGCAGCTGAATCATATCAAAAACAATTTGATACCGAACAGGCAATGCTAGTTGTAAAGAATGAAGAAGCTAAAAAGAAATTCATTGCTGATAAACAGCAAGCTCTTTCAGATGCACAAAGCCTCTCCTATCGTGGGGCTACATATATTGAAAAACCACTATAAGGAATTAACATGGGCGGATCGCCAAAAATTAGCGGAGGAATGACTGCAGCTGAACAAGCTAAACTACTTGCAGACGAGCGTCGATTCCAAGATGAACAAGAAGAAAGACGAAGAGCACGTGCTCTTGATGAAGAGAAGCAGAGAGAAGAACGTGATAAGCTAGAGCAAGAAAGACTTGCTCAAGAAGAAGCACAGAGAATTGCTGGTATCAACAAGGCTGAACAAGCCGTGATTGATGAATCAGATGCAAACAAAAAGGATAAGAAGGCATCATTGTCAAAGGTATCATTCTATACTGCGCTCGGTAAGGGTGTGGTAAACAAGAGTGAGAAGCCACTATGATGTTACAAGAACGGTTTCGCATACTGGATGGAAATAGATCTAGTAAATTAGAAAGATCGCGTTTCTGTTCAGCACTTACAATCCCGACAATCCTACCACCATCCTCATGGGATGAGGGTAGATCTTTACCACAACCATACTCATCCGTCAGTAGCAGAGGAGTAACCTCCCTTGCTTCGCGGATGTTGAGCGCATTGATTCCATTGAACGATGCACCATTCTTTAGATTCGGAATGAAGGATGGATCATCAGCTCCCTTTGAAGTAGATCAGTACCTTGAGACATTGTCTTATCAGGTCTACCGAAAGTTAATCTCAACTAACTTACGGGAATCTGTCTATCAAGCATTACAAAATCTAATCATCACTGGAGATATTCTAATGATGATGGATGATAAGTTTTTCTATACTAACTATCGGCTTGACCAATACGTAGTACAGAGAGATGTAATGGGAGAAGTAATTGAGATTATACATCTTGAATACGAGGCTATTGATCCAGAAGATATTAGATATGATCAATCATCTATTGAGTATCGACAAGGATATAGAACATTCTACTGTCAGTTTATCAAACAAGATGATGGTAGGTGGTACTATAGAAAGGAAGACTCAGCTGGAGAACTGATTAATGATGGATACTATTTGGTTCCAACATTTGCAGTTCTTAGATGGCTAAGTATTCCTGGTGAGAACTATGGTAGATCTCACTGCGAAGATATCATTGGAGATATTAGATCTCTAGAAGCATATACCAAAGCACAGATCGAAGGTCTTGCTGCTGCTAGTGCATTCTGGATTGCAATAGATCCTGGTGGTGTAACCGAAGTAGATGACATTGCTCTTATGAGAAATGGATCCTTCGTATCCGCAAGACAGCAGGATGTATTTACTATTAGTCCAGCATCAACAATGAATCCACAGATTCAAGCAGCATCAGCTGCCGTTGAAAACATGAGACGAGAGGTTGGTCAGGCATTCCTTATGACTGGTCAGGCTATCCCATCTGGAGACAGAGTAACAGCCACAGCTGTTCGTATGATCGGTTCTGAACTTGAGACGGTACTTGGAGGAGCATTCTCTTCTATTGCCCGTACACTGATGGAGCCGATTGTAAAGAGATGCATTGTTCAGATGCTAGAGGAAAGTCTTCTTGACCCAGGTCTTGAGGAACAATTCTTTACTGATGATGGCACACTTGATCTACAGATCATCACTGGACTACAAGCACTGAGCAGAGACTCAGACTTACAAAAACTTATGCAGCTTGGAGAGATGGTAAGAAACTTACCACCAGATGCTATTGCTACATTCAAGTGGGATGCTTATGCATCTCAACTAATTACATCTCTAGGTTTCGATGCCCGTCAATGGGTTCGTAGCGAGGATGAAGTTAAGAAAATGCAACAGCAACAGCAGATGCAACAATCACAGATGGCTACACAGCAGACAACTGCTGGAGCAGTGGGTTCATCTATGGCTCAGGCGGCAGGACAGGCTACCAGTACTGCATTAGAATCACCCGAAATGCAAGCACAGGCACAGCAAGCACTACAGGGTATTGACCTATCTCAGATAACTGGAGGAATGCAACAATGAGTATTCAAGGAATCTCA